CGCCCAACTGGCTACCCGGCTCACCCCCGGCAGCGGTGGCGGCATCGGCCCCGTCTCCGGATCCCGCACCGCACCGCTCCCGCTCCGACTGGAACCCCTGTCGCTCATGGCCCGCGGCGGTGTCGTCACCGTCCTGCAGGCCTGGCAGGTCGACTGGCACGAGCTCCTCGGCTGGCCCCATCCGCGATGGCAGGGCGACCTCCAGCAGCAACTCGACAACGTGGTCAGGGCCTTGCGCGTCAACCTCGAATGGGCGGCCACCGAACACCCCGCCTTCGGTGACTTCGCTCGGGAGACCGTCAGTCTGGTCCGGCAGTGCGAACGTCAGGTCACCGGTGAACGCAAGGAGCGACCCATCCCCGTTGCCTGCCCGTGTGGAACCGTCCTGCACGTCACCGTGTCCATGCCTGGAATGCGCTGTCGAGGCTGTAGCGCGCAGTACACGCGCACCGAAGCCTTCGACCTGCCGCTTGCCACCCGCGCCGCAGCCTGAACAGAACCCTCAACGACAACTTGACAGTTCACCTGCACCGAAGCGATGATCTGCTCAAATAGCCTTCGTGCGCTTGAGGCCCACCAACACTGGTGGGCCTCAGTCATATCCAGGGGGTGAACGATGCCCCTCGCACTCGTCTCCGCAGAAGACGCCGCCTGGTACACGGGGCGGCCCGTAGGCACGATCTGGCGGTGGGCGTCCGAAGGTCGCATCGGCCGATACGGCACCGGCAAAGCCGTGCGCTACAACGTGCACGAACTACCCGGCAGGACAGTCGACGAACTCACCGGCGAAGTCCACCTCGGCGATCCGCCACCCATGCCGCAGCGTGCACCCAAGGCCGCCTGAGACCGGGGCGGTCCGTTCATGCCGTCCCGATGCCCCGTCGCCCTTCGCCCCCGTGGGGCGGCGGGGCTTCACTCCGGAGGTGCCCATGCTGGAAGTGTTCTGCTACACGGTCGGCTTCGTGCTCCTCGCACTGGCCGCCCTGCTTCCCGCCACCGCCCCGCGCGACCGCATCGCCTACGCGGGGCTTGCGTTCTGGCTGCTGCCCACCACAGTGCACGCACTGCAGAGGTAGCTGTGGCGTACAGCAAAGGCCGCGCTGGTACCGCGTGGAACAAGCTGCGCGCCCAGGTCTTCGCTGAGGAGACGCACTGCTGGTGGTGTAACGAGTACGTCGACCAGGAGCTGCCGCGTACTCATCCCATGAGTCGCACCGTCGACCACGTTGTCGAGCTGTGGCAGGGCGGCGATCCGCTCGACCGGGCCAACTGCCGCCTCAGTCACCGCAGATGTAATACGCGCAAGTCCAATCAGATGCGTGCCAGGCCGAAGCCTCGCTTCACGGTCCAGGCGTCAGGGCTGTAGCAGCCCACCCCACATAGACACCCTGCGGCCAGCTACCGCAGGCAGGAAGCCCCGAGTCTCCCGGCTCGGGGCTTCCGCATTTCCGGGAGAAGGCCATGGCGAAGAAGCCAGACACCCCGTGCGCTGGAGGATGCGGCAAGCTCCTGTGGAGCGGACGTACATCCCTTCCAGCAGGACAGCGCAGATGCCGGGACTGCCGGAGAAGCGCACAATCGACCGCCACCACGCAGAAGTGCGGCAGGTGCAAACAGATGCTGCCGCTCGAATCGTTCACCCGATCCAGCCTGGGACAGCCGGGTGCCTGGTGCAGGCTGTGTCGCATTCAGTACACGCGGGCCCGCTACTGCGCAACAGCAGGGCTGAACCCGCGCATGCGGCCGTGCAGTGACTGCGATGGGGCGACGACCCGTCGCGCTACGGCATACGGCAGGCTATGTGCAGAGTGTGCAGAGGTCCGCCGTAGAACGCGCAACTCAAGGAAGCACAGCAAGCGGCGGACTGCTCAACGCTTCACGGACATAACCGCGGCGTTCGAACGTCAGCTGAGGAAACAGGCACAGTGCTGCCCGCTATGCGCCACACGGTTGACTGACGCACCCCGCCAGCCGAACAGCAAGAACCTAGACCACATCGTCCCCATCTGCGTGGGTGGCACGCACACCATGGGGAACGTGCGGATCATCTGCAGGACATGCAATCTGACTCGCCCTAAGGACGGATCGGATGTCACTGATGGTCAGCTAGAGCAGTGGGCTCGGGACGTCCAGTGTGTCGATGAGATCACGGCGAGGATCAGGGCGAGCATCGAGACGAGGGCAGCAAGCAAGACGTGCCGATGCGGAAGGCTGATGGTCAAGCAGTCCTGCCCGGAGTGCCCCATCCGCCTCGAAGCCCAGAGGCGGCGATCCCAACTCGGGCGTGACGCTGCTCGATTGAGGGCCGAGGGTCTGAAGTGGCGTGAGATCAGTCAGGCCCTGCGGCTGAGCGGCACGGGGACCACGTACCAGTTGGCCTGGCAGTACGGAGCCCCCGAAGTGAGGGCGCAGTGGCCTAGGGATCGCAGATGGATCACGTCAGAGGCCGCCTGACCTGCGGAAACGCATACACGTGTCCAAGATGTCCGTTTTTTGATTTGATCATGGTTTGACCCGACCCCCACCTGAATCCCCCCTCCCCCCGTAAAAAATCACAGGGGGAGATGATCATGGAAGGGGGCTTCTATGACTGTTGAGGTTCCGCCCGGTCTCGGTGAACGCGGGTCCCGGCTCTGGCGGGAGGCTTCGGCGTCGTGGTCTCTGACTCCGGTGCATTCTCTGCTGCTGGAGGAGGCTTGCCGTATCGCCGACCGGCTCGATGTGCTCAACTCCATAATCCTGCGGGTGTCTTCGCAGGTCAATGGGGATGACGACGAGTCTTCGGGTGAATCCGTAGACATCTCGGGGGTATTGGCGGAGTCCCGGCAGCAGGCGACTGCTCTTCGGGGTCTTATCGCCGAGATTCGGCAGGGCCAGAAGGGCACTACTGCGGTTCCGGCAGAGACGTCTGGGGGTTCGGGTGTCTCGGACCTCTCGGCGCGAATCGCGGAAAGGCGCAAGCAAGCCCAGGGTTGAGCTGTCGCCGCCTTACGAGTACACGCTCGGCCCGGAGGCGTGCGAGCTGGCGAAGCGAGCCGGCCTGGTCGCGGATCCGTGGCAGGCGGATGCGGTGAATCTGATGCTGGCCTGCCGCGATGACGGCAAGTGGGCGTGTTACGAGTACGGGGAGATCGTGGCCCGGCAGAACGGAAAGGGCTCGATCCTCGAGATCCGGGCTCTGGCCGGGTTTCTGCTGCTGGGCGAGCAGCTGATCATGTGGTCGGCGCACGAGTACAAGACGTCGATGGAGGCGTTCCGGCGGTGTCGGACGCTGCTGCGGCGACTGGGCAAGCAGGTCAACCCGAATAACGAGAACCTGTGGGACGTCGACGGTGTTCTCGTCAAGGTCGTCAACACGAACGGCGAGGAAGGCTTCGAGCGTCTCGACACTGAGGCCCGCATCAAGTTCGTGGCCCGCAGCAAGGGTTCGGGCCGTGGCTTCTCCGGTGACCTGGTCATCATCGACGAGTCGTTCGCATTCACGGCGGAGCAGCAGGACGCGCTGATGCCCGCGATGGCGGCCCGCCCGAACGCGCAGATCATCTACACCTCGTCGCCGCCGCTGAACGGCGAGTCCGGCGAGGTCATGTTCAACCTGAAGCGCCGGGCGGATGCGGGCGGCGACGACAGTCTGGGCTGGCGGGACTGGGGCATCGAGGGCGACCTCGACCATCTCGATGACCTGGACTTGGACGACCGCAGTTTGTGGGCGGCGTCGAATCCGGCGCTGGGGATGCGGCTGACGGAGGAGACGATCCTGCGTGAGCGCCGCTCGATGGGCAACGCAGGCTTTGCGCGGGAGCGGCTGTGTATCTGGCCGAAGATCTCGCAGGGCAACACGGTCGTGGATCCGGCGGCGTGGGCGCGACTGACGGATGGCGGGTCGCAGCGCGATCGCGAGGGCGGCGTAGCGCTCGGCATCGACATCTCGCCGCTCAGGGATTACGCCGCGGTGTGCGTGTACGGGCTGCGCGAGGACGGTCTCGGCCATGTGCAGCTCGCGGACTATCGGCCGGGTACGAAGTGGCTGATCCCGCGGCTGGTGGAGCTGCGGGAGGCTCTGGAGCCGGTGGCGCTCGCGATGGGGCGCGGCACGTTCGCGTTCCTGGAGACGGCCCTGGATAAGGCGGGGTTTCAGCGGCCGGAGGATTCGGAGGCGCCGGCATCGGGCGATCTGGCGGTGACGAACGCGGTCGACATGGCCGCGGCGGCCGGCCAGTTGCTGGAGGCGGTCCGCGAGGAGTCGTTCCGTGTGGTGCCGAACCGGCATCTGGACGTGTCGGTCGCCTCGGCGAAGACCAGGACGACCGGCGAGACGATCGCGTGGACGACGAAGGGCGTGGAGGGCGACATCAGCCCCCTTGTGGCGATGACGCTTGCCCGCTGGTCCTACATGACCCGCTCCCACCTGCTTGAGGGCAGCCAGTACGACGTTCTGCAATCGGTGTTCTGACGGAGGGGGTACATCATGCGCAATCCCCTTCGTGGGCTGTTGCGGCGCGACGGCGAGAAGCGGGCGATCGACTCGTCCACGGTGTCGTGGCCGTCGGATCCGCTCGCCTCGCCGGCGGCTCTCAATGAGGACGGCGCACTGCGGCTCGGCCCGGTGCTCGCGGCTGGCCGGCTGCTGGCGGCGACGATTTCCGGGATGCCGCTGTGTGTGTACCGGCAGATGGGGGACGCGAAGCAGGCGCTGTCGCTGCCGAGTCTGTTCACGCAGCCGTGCGCGCAGGGCACGCTGCATGACTGGGTGTTCCGGGCGGTGACGTCGCTCGCCTACCGCGGCAACGCTGTCGGTGTGATCACCGCGCGGGACTATCTGGAGTATCCGGTCGAGATCGAGTGGCTGGACCCGGCGTTCGTGCTGTGCGAGGACCGGATGGCGTCGATGGGCGAGCCTGGCTCGTTCACGAACCCGAAGTTCTCGTACCTGGGGGAGCGGCTGCCGAACGAGGATGTCGTGCACATCCCGTGGTTTCAGCTTCCGGGCCGAGTGTGGGGGCTCAGCCCGATCGGTGCTTACGCGACGACCGTGTCGACGGGCTTGGCGGCGCAGCAATTCTCGGACGACTGGTTTCGTAGCGGCGGTGTTCCGCCGGGCCGTTTCAAGAGCACGACGCAGACCGTCGACCAGTCGGAAGCCAACATCATCAAGCGGCGGCTGGTGCAGTCGATCCGGTCGCACGAGCCGATCGTGTACGGCAAGGACTGGGACTACGAGCCGGTCACCGTCAGTCCGAACGAGGCGCAGTTCGTGCAGACGATGCGCCTGACCGCGTCGACGATCGCCTCGATCTACGGGATCCCGCCGGAGATGATCGGCGGCGAGACCGGCGGATCGATGTCCTACAGCTCGCCCGAGCAGCGGCAGATCGAACTCGTGCAGTTCAGCCTGCTGCCGTGGCTGGCCCTGCTGGAGTCGCACCTGTCGACCCTGCTGCCCCGCGGCCAGTACGTGAAGTTCGACCCCGACGTGCTCATCCGTGCCGACCTGGCGACCCGGTTCGAAGTCCACGAGAAGAAGCGCCTCATCGGCTGGGACAACATCGACGGCCTGCGCGCCCTGGAGGACGAGCCGCCGCTCCCGAACGGCGCCGGATCCGACTACACGCCGCTGCCGATTGCCGCCGGCGCCACGATCTCGCCTCCTGCTATCCGCAGTGATGACCCGGGGCCGTTGCGCCTCATCCGAAAGGACGGCACCGATGGTTGACCGGCACCAGCTGCGTGATTCGCCCGAGCGGCGTTCAATCGCCGCGGACGGCTTCGAGATCCGCAGCACGGGCGATGGCTTGACGCTCACTGGGTACGCGTCCGTCTTCGACAACGGCTACGAGGTCCTCGGCGGTCCTCCCTATGGGTGGGTTGAGCGGGTCGACAAGCGGGCGTTCAACACCACGCTGGCCGCGAAGCCGGACCTGCACCTGCTCATCAACCACGAGGGCATGCCTCTCGCGAGGACGAAGAGCGGCACGCTGCGCCTGTCCACCGACTCCAAGGGCCTCCTCGTGGAGGCGGACCTGGACCGCCGGGACCCGGACGTGCAGCGTCTGGAGACCAAGATGGAACGTGGCGACATGGACGAGATGTCGTTCGCGTTCCGCGTGAAGGCCGACCAGTGGTCGGACGACGACACCGAGCGGACCCTGACCGAGGTGTCCCTCCACAAGGGCGACGTCAGCGTCGTGAATTTCGGCGCTAACCCGGCCACCAGCGCGCAGCTCAACAGCGCGGCCGACGCCCTTGAGGTGCTCGCCAAGCTCGACCCTGAGGCGGCCATGGCCGAGCTTCGCTCCGGCGGAGTCGACCTGGAACGCCTGACCCGAGCCCGCGACAACGTGGCGGCGATGCACCGGCAGATGAAGCCGGAACGCAGGGCGCCCGGACGGCTGTCGCTGGCCGAGGCGCGCGCCATCGCGGACGGCGACGTCTCGGTGCAGTTCTCCCCGCAGATCCCGGCCCATCGGACGGATGTTTCCACCGAGCCCGGCTTCGACCGCCGCGGCGCCGCGGCAGGTGCGGCTGGAAACCCGACCGTCCTTCGCTACATGCACGCCTGGGTCGACCCCAGCGGCGATCCGGAGTCCCCGGACTCCTACCGGTTTGCTCACCATGAGCCGCGCATCGGCGCGCCGGCGAACCTGCCTGCGGTTCGGCATGCGCTGTCGCTGCTGCCGCAGGCCGACATGGACGCCGATCAGAAGGCGGCCATCGAGCGGCACCTGCGGCGTCACCTCGAAGAAGCCGGCTGAGTCCGGCGTATCTCTCTGATCTTTCCGTGATCTGGCACTGATCACGGCTGCTGTCGCGCGCCTGGCACTGGCGGTCCGACGGCTCATCACGGCCCGGCACGGGCCGCCGTCACGATCCACCACATCCAGGAATGGAGACTCGTCATGGCTGACGAGCGTTTCAAGCGGCTGGTCGCCAAGCGCGAGCAGACTGCCCGCGAGCGCGAGGAGATCCAG